AGACAAAAAAAGCTCGCCACCAATACCCAGAACACGCCTAATTTCACTAAAGATCGCATAGTGGTGCTTCTTTTCGATATGCTCGACTGTGTGATACATAACCACTTCAGAAACTTCACCGTCTTCAAAGGGCAGTTTATTCTTGATAAAGTCTAGCGATAGATCAACACCTGGAAGTTCTTGGACATCAATGTTCACGTAACCGTCAATTACGTTATGCCCGCAGCCTAAGTTTAATTTCTTCATGCGGATACTTTCTTGAATTCCAGTTTAAGCACGGCGTCATGGTATTCCTCGCCCCGATCGCCCCGGTCTTTTTCCGGCACGCAGCCAAGGAAAATCTCATCGAACGCGCGCATCATATTTACATTCTGCGAATTAACTTCTACGATCTGGCTTACTAGGTGGCTCGTAATAACCCCATAGTGCCCTAGCAATTTCGTGCCCGGCGACTCATTGTGAATCTTGACACAAAAATAGACGTCCTCAGTATTCTGCGTCCCTGTTAAGAAATAGGGCGCTTTCATTTCTCGGAGAAGATCACCTCTAATCAGCGCGCAGGAAAAGCCTACCGCGTCTACTTCCGTTATTGGTTGGTCTTTATCGACCCTATTAGATATCTTTGCATAGTCGTAGTAATGTTCTAGGTGCGCCTCCTTTTCAGTCTTTGAGGTGTACTTAAAATACATGGGCGGATAAGGGTAGGTGCGAACCAAAGTATTTCCTGCAACTACTCCAGTGCTACCCGAACCTATTGCCTCGTAAAGCATCTTAAAACAATGCTGGGGGACTAAAACGTCATCATCTAGGAACATCAAGTAGTCCCAATCGTTCACTAAAAGAATTCTCGCGGACTCGTTACGCATACGGTCGATAGACATTCGCCCCGGCGCAAATAGGTGGAACTTAAAATCTGGAAAATCGCTCGCACAATCATGCCAAAAACTACAATGGCTAGAGTACGCTAGGGCATTAACCGAAGTTAAACAATTTACAGCTATTAAAATATGTTTCATTTAATTCTTTCTAACAGGAGGGAGAGGTTGATAAACTCCCGAGGCTTAAAAACCCCTCCCGCCCGTTCGCAACGGAGTTACATAGAACGTAGCCAAACATTCATAGTGGTAATTCTACGAAGTCCAGTCTCGGAAGTTGTTGAAGCCGCAGTAGCAACGGAAGCCGCAGTCCCCATTGCAACAGCTCTTGCATTTGCAACAGTAGCAGCGCCCGCAGTTGAACGCGACAAAGCATTCCCTACGGTATTAGGGAGTAATACATCCCCCAAAGCAATTGCCGGAGTGGTTGCCCAAGTGTCAGTAGAAGCAGCCCGAGTTCCCCTAAGAATATTTACATTCCTAGCGAAACCAGAAACGGTAACTTCTGCACGCCCTGCTGCGGGAATACCTGCAACGGCAATTCCAATAAAGAAGCTATGCGCAGATGTTACAGAGGAGCTACTTAACTCTTCCACATCATGCCCGTCATCCGTACCATTCATAGAAAGGCAAACAGGATTACCGGCAACAATTGCAACTGTAGAAGCATTTCCCGCAAGATACGTGACTACTTCTGGCTTAACATCGTTTAGTGTTTTGAAATTCATTGTGGTACTCCTTTACGCCACGATGCCGCGTGAAATATTAGTCAGAACGCCGTGTTTACGACGATTCGTCATGACAGTGTTGCCGCGCCAGAAAATATGCGCTGCTTTTGCGTTCTGCAGAGGCATTTCCATAAAGGGCCGCATCTTAAAGTTTGTTTCCGAGTCATAAATGACCTTGAAGTACTTTGAATTGAGCGCCCACATTGTTCCGAGCGCGCCCGAAGCAGTTGCATCAAGTCCGCCACCAGAAAGATCAGGAACCTTCTCGTCCCAAGTGATCGCAGTGCCGTTATGAGAAACTGACTCAAACGGGAAGTTAGCAACAGGCTGGGGATCACTACGATTACGCTGATAAATTGCAAACTTCAACGTAATAAAAGTGGTCAAATCAGTGATTAGCAAGTCAGGCTTTCCGCCCGTACCTTTTCCGGCATTTGCGATAAGCAAATCAACTTCCCGAAGCAACGCATCATAAGTAGTCGCCGTTGAAGCAGTTTGCTGACTCTGCCACCAAGTTTCCGTGGCCGGATCAATGTTTCCAATTACCCCAGTTGTAGGATCAAGGGGAACTAATTGCCCAAGGGGCGTAATTCCCAAAGAACCATTCCTGGCAGAAACACGCGGAGTGTTCAAAGCGCCCGCACCATTCCCCTGGAAAAGCATCTCAGGAATAAATTCCTGCATACCATCACTGGCCTGCTGAAGTTTCGTCTCCACCAAGTTAATGATTCGCTGGGCGTTTTCACGCCGCTCTTTGTGGGAAACGATAATCGAAGTAGAAACGTCTCGCCAATCAAACAATGCCTTAGTGACACCATCAATCGGGGTAACGTCTAAAGTATCGTACCCAGAATAAGTGTCCGGCGCATTATTTGCATAACGCAGCGGCGCTTCGATATTCGTCCCGCCATCCTGGGACTCGTAAGTCCCGTTCTTTTTAATCAAGTGCCAAAGAGCGTTGTTAGACGTGATATTGTCTTCCATCGTCTTTCGACTAGCGGCCAGCGACTGAGCAAAAACATAATCGAGATTTAATGTTTTTGTTGAAGGTACGCCGGCTCGCCCATAAGTAGCTGTAGCCATAAATTACTCTCCATCAATATAAAGTTCTTCCTCGGAAGCGTTATCAAGCGTCTGCCTAATAGCGTCCCCGATGGATAGTTTACCATCTGGGTGTTTAGTGATCCTGCCATCGGAAACACTCGAAGATTTCAAGCCATCGCCTTTAGCGGCAGCCGAAATCTTTTGTACTTTTCGTACCCGTTTATTTAGTTTTTCCTGCCCCGCGGTGGCCAAGGTGTGTAAAGTATCAAGGTACTCTTTAATACTTACAGTAGGCCCCTTGGGAAACCTGGTGGATATTTGGTCCATTTTATTATATAAGGCATCTCCAGGCTTAAAACCATGCCGAACTTGCGCGGACTCTAGCTCCCGTGTAAGCTCTGTCTGGTGATTTGTTTCTTGGATCTTTGTAAACTGGGGCGCAATTTGAGTTCTAACTATATCCTCTAGAGCTACCCCAAGTTTATCTGATAGGAATTCATAATCTGGCCCCAAAGCGTCTGCAACAATTTGCTGGGTACTCCGAGGGGCGTCCGGCGCTTTCTCTGGCTCTTTAGTAAAAGAAATTCCGTTAGCCGCAGCTAAATTTTGAATAGCTATTTTACGATTCGGCCCCTGAAGCTGTTTTAATAGTTCTCGGGCCGCTGCGATATCTTCAAGATTTTCTTCAGGTTCAGCATCTTCATCTTCTTCAGCTTCTTCTTCAGCTTGTTCCGGACCTTCAATTTCTTCCGCCTCTTCTACTTCCGCCTCAACTATTTCTTCCTCAACTACTTCTTCATTTGCAACATCTGTGGCCATTTTATTTCTCCTATTGTACTGATTGATTATTTACTTGCTGCTGTATTTGCCCGATATCGTTCGGCGTCGCATTGGCAGCATCCCTTTGCGCGATATTATTTTGATTGCCCCCAGGTTGTTCCCCTAGCTGGGCCTCTAATTGTTTCTCCAGCCCCAAAGCCGCCAGGGTAGTAAGTTTCTGCAGCTTTGCAATAACCTTTTCATTTTCGTAGCCTACTCGATACGCCAGTTCCCGTACCAAAGTAGGATCTAGCGACATAACTTTGTACTGATCTAGGAGAGCTAGGAACTCGACTAGGGAATTCTTAGCGTTATTATTTCCTAGGGGCGACAAGGTGTTGATGTCAATTCTAACATCGAAATCATCGTCCCCAAATTCATCAGAATTAATTAGTTGCCAAGATTCTTCCAGATTCTGCGCTTCAATCAACCCAAGGTCATCATTTGTATCTAAGTTGACTCGGATCCAGAAGTCGCTACTTAACTTTTCCTTAGCCTGAAGTAGGACTTCCCGGCCAATTGCACAAAGCCACTCAGCAATTATTGCCTGGTCGCGAGTTTCTCTAATTCCACTTCTAGCGTCCGCCAACTTTGCTTGCGTTGCCGTGGTCCTATTAGATTGCGCGCCAGTATTTCCCCGCTGCTCAGCAGAAATTCCCGCAATGTTATCAAAGTCCGCCATGGACAAATTAATGCTCTGGACATGAGAAGCGCCCAGATCAGCATTAGGCATGGGAACTATTGCCCTAGTGATATCTGTCATTTCGGTGAAAGCTATTGTTCCGTCCACCCCTAACCTAAGCTTCTGTAGTTCCTCGTTAGTGAATGCGGACTTATTCGCAATAAACTTCCGCTGGAAAGCTCTCCGGTGCGCGCGCGCACTTTCTCGATTCTCATTTATTTCATCCTGCGCTGATAACCAGTTATATGTAAGAGGTAAAGGATAAAAACTCTCAAGACGAGGTCGGAACATAAGAGGGATGAGAGGAAGTCTTTTAAATCTTGCCTCGAAAATAATCTCTGTAGTGCCATCGACAACAATTATCTTTCTTTTGTCTATGAGATCCCAGATATGCCAAATTTTGCACATCCCATTGAGACGAAGTTCGTTTCCGTACAGTTCCTCTTCCTGGAAGTAGTCATCATAGTTATCATCTGTGACTGCATTAGAATTTCCCAGGGACTGCTCTTTAATTTTCAACTTAGGGTTAGCCAGGAGATCCGAAACCTTCTCCCAAGCATAATAGCCTACCCAGGAACACCTATTTAGGTGTGGGTTATCTGTGCCCCCCACTCTAAAAGTCTTCGCCGGAATCCTTTTAACGTACAACTGCTCGTCTACAGGGATCTTTTCAGGCTCCCTAATTACTTCACCCTCTTCTGCCTCAGGATCAAAATGATCAGCAGTAATCGGTTTATTCGCCTCAGGATTATCAACCCAGTTCGCAGAATAACCAACCTCGACCATTCCAAACCTAAAAAAAGCATCGAGGATACCTAACTCTGTTTCTTTGGAGAAAGATTTGTTCCCCGCAAAGAGTGTATTGACAGTGTCCTCTCTAAGTTGCGCGCGCTGAAATGATCGCTCTGGGTTAAAATCTTGCCTTGAAGGTAGAGGCTTAATAGAAAATGAGGGTCTTTTGAATAATAGATTGGGCTGCTTGATGTCAATTGCAACGAAAAACTCGTTGTGGGTGTAGGCTTGGTAGTCATCGTCTTCTAAAGCTCCCCACTGATGCCCATAGTAATAACTTTCAAGCGTCTCCGTCTTATACTTCCGCGACCAGTTACCGTAATGCCTATTTGCGCGCGAAATCCTATCTGCCCACAAATTCCCTCTTGTGAGGAGATCGGCAGGAATTTCTTTTCCCTTAGAATCTACTAGTCTTGGAACTTTCGGCATTACCAGTCGTTTCCAATATGCGCCATGCGTAGCCTTGGGTCTCGTTTACCGTTAGAAGCAAGAGTAGACTTTCTAACATAGTCATAGGTCATATGCTTATCTACCGTTTTTTTTCTTTCTTCCCTGCCGCGGGGCCTCATCGAACCAAAGTAACGTAAACAATCGTAAGCATGATCTGGCACCCCTTTGACCCTAGCGTCACTAAAAGTTGCCTCGCCCTGGATAGTTTCCACCTGCACTCTCCTAGCGGCCCTAGTTTCAGAAATAACGTGCGCGCACCCATTGGGGGAATCAATTGAACGCTTGATAAAGAAAATCCTCGCGCAATTATTCTCCCCAGTAACCGGGTGGACAAGATATTCCTGAGTTACAAGCATTTCATCAATAGCATTTCGGCAGCGCCGCTCATCATTATCCGCAGGCGACCAATGAAGCGTGGGCGCATCTACCCTGCCATCCGTATAATCGTCTGCAACTGTCCAAAATCCACCATATTTTTCCGTATTCTTTTTAAAGATCGAAGGGTCCGCCCAACTCGCGGCGTACGTTTCATCTTCACTTAAATCTGAAATCTTTTGCCGATGCTCGGAGATTAATTTCCCCGGGGCGTAGTATTCTCGATAGACAAAAACAAAACCTCTCCAGATGGAGAACCAAAGGCAAGCAGTCGGCGCCGACATTCCATGATCCATAACACGGAATTTCGTACCTTCTCGAATGATCTGCTCGATAATTTCTTTCGGAGGGTTGTCAAGGATACTGGTCGGCGGAATTTCATGTATCGTACCTTCGGAAATGCCCCACTCGCCCAAAAAGAAGCGCCTGTAGAAAGTGTCCCCGCGCTTTTTAAGCGTAGAAACATATTCTGGGGTTAAAGCAGGGTTGTCCGAAGTAACTGCCTGGTGCATTATATGCGTATCGGAGTATCTAAAACTAGTTCCTTCTGCATCTAATTGCAATTCGTTATGTACATCAGAATCAGGGTGAAAACGTTGGTAGATCCAATGTTCTTTTGCGTCGGGGTTGCAACCTAGCAGCATGTAAGCAGGAACTTGCCTAATTCCTCCGTGCAGCAATGGGAAATCTTCCTCATTCATGCTGGCCGGAACTTTAGCGCCGTCCCAACGCCCTACACGACCATCAATGTGGTTGTAGATATATTCCCCAATTTCCTCTGCCTGGTCAATTACCACCGTGTTTATTTCTAAGCCACGGACAAGGTTCTCATCGTAATTTTCTAGATGTAGAAAAAGGAACTCACTACCGTTAATAAGTCTTAGATGCCCCTCATGCTGCGACCAGCGCCCCCCATATTTCTCGGCGTAGGCTTCTTTCGGCATGGTCTTAAAGAAAGTGACCATGGTAGTATTAACTAAATCTTTAGATTTCTTCCTGAAAATAGCAGTACGGTACCCTGGGAAGGTCAACGCTAGCGTTTGCGCTTTTAAACATATGATAGTTGTCTTACCATTACCATACCCCCCAGATCCGCACTGGTTCCTCTTCGTCTCATTAAAGAAATTCCGTTGGAAATCGTTAATGAAGCCAAACTTAATTGGAATTGTTTCAGGCACTAGCGGCGGGTATTCCTGGTTCCTCGTGGATTACTGTGTCCAGCTCAGTATTAGCTTTCTTCCTGAGCCCCTCATTTACTCGCAGAACCTTTAAAGTATTCTGCATAGGAATTAGGACGTCCTCCACTTCTACGAATCTGTAAGGGTACTGTCTAGAAACGCAAAACTCTAGGGCTTCAACCCTAGCTGTCTCTATGCTCTCTGAGAAGAAAAACTTTGAATCAACTCGACCATTAGCGTAATACCGAAACTTAATCAACGCCTGTGGTTTCTTGTCCTCAACTATATTTTTATCTTGCTTATCTGGCATGTATGCCTCTTTCATTATATGGATTTAGAACTTGTTGAACTTTGACTTCGTCCGCGCCCTGAATTATTAGTGCGATCTGGGGAGCTTGCGGCGCCGAATCTTTTGCTGCGACCGCGCCCTGAATTGCCAACGCCTGCGTAATAGCTTTTAGGCGCGTACCATCTGTATCTGCCGCTTGCGTTATCGTGGCCAAATTTCCGCAAAGGTCCGCAAGTGCCGCACCGGAAGCATTTAGATATGCGCGCGCCTCTAAAGAACGGTCCTGATTATTTTCTGTGAGGCCGGATTCTGCAAGGACGGCATCTAAAGCCATCTCGTCTACGACACTTGCCGGAGCAGTATGTTTAATTAGCATCTTCTTGCGAACTTTCCGGCGCGATATCTAAATCTTGCAACGTTATATTCCTTGGCGTATGTAGGCACGCAACGCAAAGGCCCACCCAAATAAAGATAATGACGACGACATACAAATCTGTGTTACTCCGCATCGTCTTTTACCTTCTGACTCTTTAAGTAGGCCAGATAACCTGCGAGGCCCAGCCCCGCACTTTGCAGGAGATTCATTAACTCAGAACTATCTAATCTTGAGGCGTTGGCAACCATGGGCGTGTTTAGCCCGAGAATTAAAAGCGCACCGAGACCTAAATCTCGAAGCACTCTCTGCCAACTTAGTTTTGAATTAGTCACTTGATTTTAAAGCGGGTCCAGTAAAGATTAAGGTCGCGCCTGACTTACGTCTCTCTGGCTTGTTGCGTTAACTGCTTTACCCCGCTAATCTCTTACCGGATCCCATTCTAAATGAAAATGCTCATTTAGTTTTCCCAAACCTTCTAGGGCAAAAAAATAATCCTTTGTTAGCCGCGCGCGGACTTTCTTAACGATATCCTTCTTTATTTTTAAACTCACGATATCATTCGATCTAAAATCAACCGCGTCGCCTATGTAGTGCCGCGACCCTTTACTATGCTTTCCGTCTGTAACAGAGGTGATCGTAAACTCATACCCTAGCTCCGCTTCTAAGGACGTAATTAGGATAACCGCAAGTAGCACTTCTGCGCGCAGCCCTGAAATTTTTGGGCGCAATTTCCCTTTTTTAAATCTCATCCACTTGCTCAAGAACCTTAGCCAGGGTCTCCCTACGATCTTCTGGAATAAAGGCAACTAAAATTGGGCGCCAAAGCTCAAACCAAATTTGCGCCTGCTTAAACCGGACTTCCGGCGGAGTGCCCTCTAACAGGTTGTTGATTAGTTTAAGCGCCTGCTCAACAATTCCGATGAAAGGCAACACTATTTCCCGCTTCCCTCTGCCTGTTCTAAACCTACTTCAAGCCCGCAGCTTTTAAGCAAAGGAATTAGCTTTTCGTCCGCCGCTTTTTTTTTCTGCGCGCAGAGAGCGATTAAAGCCGCGGTAAACTTAAATTTCAGCGGCGCCAAATTTTCATTTTTCATTCGCCCAGCTCCAGGTGTTCATAAATTCCCGTGTCCGGCAATAGTTTCGCAAGCGGGGAACTTTCCAGGCGCGCCATGATTTCGAGGAGAACAGTTTCAGAAGCCTTAGGAGCATTAGAAAGTTCAGAAAACGCCGCGCCAGGTTCTACAGAATCTCCCATGCGTAAAAGATTTGTAGATAGTTCCCCGCCCATACCAATAGCTTAACACACCCCCCGCCGCCTGTCAAGAAAAATCGCCCGCCCTAACCCCCTCCTTTTCAAAGACTTGCAGGGTTTCTGCCCCGGCGCCCGCGCCTGCATGGAACCCGTATTTCTAAAATTAAAAATAAAAAAATATAAAATTCAAAAAAACCCCCAAATTTTAAAATCTAAAATTCAAAATTTTAAAATTAAAAAAA